ACACTAGCACAGCAGGCACCTGAATAACTAAAGGATAATTAATGACTGACTTTAATGAACCTCAGTCTCTCACTGAGGAGGCTGAAGCACAGGGTATCGAAATCATGGAGTCTTCTACGACTCAGGTTGAGGTTGACCCTGATATTGGAGACCCCCTTCTTCAGAACGAAAAGTCGGGGGAAGAACATAATGAAGAACAAGCTAATGGAACTGAAGGCCACGCTGATGATGTGGCTGTTCATGATCGAAATGAAGATCAAGAGAATCTTCAAGAAGAAGTAGACAAGCACGAAAAGGCTATTGATGCCGTGAAGACCTCCCTTAAGGCAAAGGGTGTTGACTTCAATAAGGCTGTCCGAGAATATCAGGAGCATGGCAAGCTCTCCGATGAAACCGTTGCTGAACTTGAGAAGGCAGGCTATCCTTCTGAGGTTATCGAGGGTTTCATTGAGAGTCGAAAGGCTCTTGAATCTCGCTTCACTGAGGCTGTTTATGATTCCGTAGGAGGTACTAAGGAGTACAATCGTATTGTCGATTGGGCATCCAAGAATCTCCCTCAGAAGACGATTGACTCCTTTAACAGAGCAATCGACAACAATAATCTGGAAGCTGTCTCCCTCATGCTTGAAGGCATGAAGTCTAAGATGACTTCCAAGATGGGTACCGCTAATAAGTCTATTCACGGCGGTACGGCCACTCCTGTGAATCGTCCTAAGGGGTTTGCAAACAAATCTGAAGTGATCGAGGCTATGAGCGATAAGCGCTATGGCAGGGATCCTGAATACACCCGACAGGTCGAACAGAGAATGTGGGCCACTAGTGTTTAATTTTATCTATAACAACAAATCTTATATACTTTAAAAGGAAAATAATTAAAAATGGCTGCTACTGGTATTTCCAATCCTGGTCAGGCTCTCTCTGCGGGCGATCGTGATGCACTCTTTATGAAGGTCTTCACGGGTGAAGTTCTGACTGCTTTTGCTCGCACCTCCGTTATGATGTCTCGTCATCAGGTTCGTACTATCTCTCAGGGTAAATCGGCCTCGTTCGCTGTGATGGGTCGTACCCGTGCTAAGTATCTTGCTCCGGGTAGCTCCCTTGATGACCAGCGTAAGAAGATGGAACACAATGAACGTGTCATCGCTATTGACGGTCTCCTTACGGCTGACTGCCTTATCACGGATATCGACGATGCGATGAACCATTACGACGTTCGAGTTGAGTATTCCCGTCAGCTTGGTGAAGCTCTCGCTATGGGTGCTGACTGCGCTATTATCAATGAGCTTGCCAATGAGGCCGCTAAGGACGCTGAGTTCAAGAATGGCAATATTCCCGACAATGGTACGGGTGTCGACAAGGTTCCCGGTACGGGTAAGGCCTTTGAATTCGTTACGGGTCTTGATGTTACGCAGGAAGCCACGTATGGCAATAAGATTCTTGAGGGTCTCCTTGCTGCTCGTGCTCAGATGACGAAGAACTACGTCCCGCAGGGTGACCGCTATTGCCTTCTCACGCCTGAAGGTTACTCTGCTGTCATGAAGGCACTTATGCCTGATGCGGCTAACTATCATGCCCTCTTTGATCCGAACACGGGCAAGCTCCAGACGATTTGCGGCTTTGAAGTCATTGAAGTTCCGCATCTTCTGAACGAGGGTGTTGATGGTAAGCATGCTCTTAATGCCAAGGTCAAGACTGCGTGTCTTCAGGGCATTGTCTTCCATCGTTCCGCTGTTGGTACGGTGAAGCTCAAGGATCTCGCTATGGAACGCGCTCGTCGAGCTGAATATCAGGCTGACCAGATCATTGCCAAGTACGCGATAAACTAACCTGTCGCGTAATCTTTTCTAAATAACGGGAAACTCTTTTTAGACAACCCGATTGAAGCTATTAAACTCATAAACAGTATAGGTGTATACAGAGATGGGTAACTATAATGAAACTCTAAATAAATATGTTGCGGGGTTTGTAGATGCAGATGGAACCCTTGCTTTTGTCTTTAATAAGACTGTGGACGGCTATTTTCGTATTGGTCTACAGTTTGGGATTACTCAGATTGACACTAGGGGGAGGGGATTCAAGCTCCTTCAAGATTTGAGAGATGCCTACGATGTAGGGGGCATCTACGATGTAAAATGTAAGAACCAAAAGTATTGGAAGGTTTCAGGCAAGAATGACTTAGAAAAGTTCTTGCCACATATTATCAAGCACATGGTAATTAAAGGAAAGCACTACCAAAGAATGCTTGATAAACGTAGAGAACTTTCAGGAGTTAATCTCACCCAAGAGCAGGTGGATGAGCTTAGAAAGTTTGCTAAAGAATCTAGGGCTGATACAGGCCCAACTAGATACAAAAAGAATGCTAGCCCTGCATGGTTAGCAGGATACATTGATGGTGATGGATATCTAAGGTGTTCCGATAGAGAACACTGGCTTAAGATCCATGTACAAAAATCTGATGTATGTTCTGTAGAGCTAATCCAAAATACCTATGGCGGTAAGATCTACAAGACAACAAAAGAAAATATTAAAGAGTTTAAATTAAACTTTGGTGCATCGTTCTACGGAACTGCTACTAAAGTATTAAAGGCAATCATCCCGCATCTTAGGCTTAAAAGGCATGATGCTGAGATGATCCTTTATTGGCACAAGCAACGACTAAATGAAAAGAACCCTAAGGGGTAAGCGATAGTCTAGCGGGCAAGTATGTCCGTTTGGGGTCACGGTGGTCTCCGTCCCGAAGCTGTCGGTATCTTCGTTAAGACTGCTCAGGTTGAATAAATGACTATTGAAGAAGTAAAGAAGGCTTACGAGACTACTTACTTCTGTCAGGTGCACAAGTGGGGGTATCAGCTTACCCCCGAGGAGGCTCATGAACTGGGTCTCCTTAGTGCAACCACAAAGCCTGTTAAGCCTCGAAGAACCGTCGAAAAGAATAACAACAAGGAAGAATAATGATTGTAACTCCTAGCACTGAACTTGATGCAGTAAATGAAATTTTGTCATCCGTAGGCTCTAGCCCTGTTAATTCTCTTGAGGATGATGCTAATGTGGATGTGCTGAATGCTGTAAGAATCCTTAAGGCTGTCAGTCAAGAGATCCAGTCTAGGGGTTACAGCTTTAACACTCTCACCAGTGTTACCTTGAAGCCTGACTCTTTTACTAACAAAGTTGCTTATGGTAGAGACTTCCTAAGGGCTGTCTCTACTAGCTATAAGTTCGTGAGCAGAGAAGGCTATTTTTATGATCTTGATTCAGGGAATCTAGAGTTCCCTGAAGGCATCACTCTGGATGAACTTGTTAAGGAGCTTCCTTTTGAGGAGCTTCCTCAGGTCTTCAGAAAGTATATTACTGTTAGAGCCAGTAGAGTCTTTCAGATGAGGTATCTTACCTCTGCGGACATCGACGCACATCTTCAGCTAGAGGAGAGTGCGGCTTATGCAGACATTGTAGACTATGAACTGACGGATGGTAACTATAACATCCTCAATGATGACCAGTTCATCAGTCAGCAGACTCAGAGGAGCTAAACATGCCTCTAGTATCTCAAAGCATTCACTCATTTAAAGGTGGTGTCTCTCAACAACCTGACATCATCAGATTTCCCGATCAGGTAACTGAGCTTGTCAATGGGTTTCCTAATGAAGTTGAGGGTCTACAGAAGAGACCTCCGACTCTCGCAATCAAACGTTTGTCTGACCGTGTTGATGCTACAAAGAAGAAGTATCATGTAATCAATAGAGACGAACATGAAAAGTACATTCTCCAGATTGGCTCTGGGGAGTACCAGATTTTTGATCTTAATGGTGAGCCTAGGACATGCACGTTTGAAGATAATGAGTCAAAACAGTACATTACCACTAGTGACCCTAAGGGCAAACTAAAGGCAGTTACTGTTGCTGACTACACCTTTGTACTTAATACTGAGAAGGAGGTCGGTGCTGTAGAAGGCACGTCACCTGCGGGTAAAAAGGATACTACTCTGGTGTACATCAAGAATGCCCAGTATGCTAAGACTTACGCCATTTATGTGGATGGCAAGTATATGTGCGGCGTTATTACACCTGACGGTGGCGAAGCTAAGCAAGCTGTACAGGCTACTACTGCCTTTATTGCTAGGGCCTTGTATGCACTTCTTAATACTGGTAAGAAACCTGATGGTGGCAATCCTGACGTTGGTGGCACCTATGATGCTCTATTGAATCAGATTGGTGGTAGAACGTCTATGGGTTACTCTAGGTCTAGTGCAAGCATGAGTTCCTATAACGTAGGTCTAGTAGGCGACTCTGTTATTACGATCCAATCTAAGTCTGGGTGGGATCCTCCTAATGTCCTTGTTAAGGACGGCTTTGGTAACCAGAACGCTATTGCTTACATGGGTAAGGTTACGGCTGTTAATAAGCTCCCTCCGATTGCCCCTGAGGATTACATCATGCAGGTGTCTGGAGAAAAGAATTCCGAAGATGACGACTTCTATGTAAAGTGGGACGACAAACATAAGGTGTGGAAGGAAACTGTAGCACCTAGGATTCCCACTAAGATCAACCCTAAGAATATGCCTCATGCTATTGTTAGGCAGGAGGATGGGAGTTTTCTTCTTAAGAAGCTCCCGTGGGTTGATAGAGGCTCTGGTAATGAAGACACTAACCCTGATCCTTCGTTTATTGGTAGGAAGATTAACGATATCTTTTTCTATCGTAATCGCCTAGGGGTCATCGCTGATGAATCCATTATCCTTAGTGCAACAAACGACTTCTTTAATTTCTGGTTTAAGTCCTCTGCGGCTATTGCAGACACTGACCCTATTGATGTCTCGGTTTCCTCTAATAAGGTTGCCATTCTGACTCACGCTGTACCCTTTGCAAGAGAGCTTATGTTGTTCTCCCGTGAAGGTCAGTTTGTATTGTCTAGTGATGGTGTCATGACCCCTAAGAGTGTCAAGTGTGACCAGATCACTAACTTTGACTATGACACGAATGTTCAGCCTATCTCTATTGGCCCTTCGATCTTCTTTGTGAATGATCGAGTAAACTACTGTTCTGTGATGCGCTACTACTCCTTGCAGGACGTGGCTGACCTTAAGGATGCTGAAGACGTAGCCGCACATGTGCCTACGTACATTCCTAAGGGCATCACTAGACTCTCTGGGAACACCACAGAGAACGTAGTTACGGCTATCTCCTCTACTACCCCTAATATCGTATACTGTTATAAATTTATTCTTGTTAATGCCACAAGTGAACAACAGGCTTGGTTCAAGTGGGAATTTGCAAACAAGAATTCTGAGGTTCTTCTAGCGGAGTTTGTTGACTCAGAGATTTATCTTCTTATTAACTCTCCGAATGGTCTGTATCTAGAGAAAGCGTTGTTGATAGGTAATGCTGTTGACTTCTCTGATGAGCCTACTAGGCTCTTTATGGATCGTAAGAAGAAGTACACGATTCCTCAGTCTAATAAGTACAGTGACTATGAGGATTACACTGAGGTGTCCCTTAAGGATATCTACGGTGCTATCCCGTCTACTAAGGATCATAAGTATTTCATTGTCACTAAAGACGGTTCCGTTACTGAGGTTGCTGATTGGGATTCCAATGGTGTCTTTAGGATCCAAGGGGACATGAGGGGTGTTGAGGTGTTTGTGGGTCTTACCTATAAATTCTGTGTAACTCTCTCTAAGCAGTCCATTAAGAGGAATACGGATACTGGAGGTGTTATCTCTGAGATTGAAGGTAGGCTACAGCTTAGGTACTTCTGGTTTAACTATAGTAAGTCTGGCGTATTTGAGTGCAAGGTCGATAATGACCTTAAGGAAAAGCATTTTAAGTATAGGTTTACTGGAAGGAACCTTGGTGAATCTCCGACTACCTTGGGGGCAAACAAGGTTTACACGGGTAAGTTTAAGTTCCCAATTCAAGACAATAATGATGAAGTAGTCATTACTGTCTGCTCCGACAATGTCCAACCTATTAACCTGATTTCAGGTGGTTGGGAAGGTCTTTACATTAGAAGGAATAGTAGCGTATGAAGTTGAAACCCTTAACTCCTGAGCAGAATAACATGCTTTGTGACATCGCAATTCACGCTATGGAGAGTTGTGTCTGTAATGAAGTTGAAATCCCCATTGAACACTTTGTTTATGAAGGGGTGTATTACAGAACCTGTTTTATCCCTAAGGATGTAGCTATTATTGGAGCTTACATCAAGATCCCTACTACTGTAATTGTCAGTGGGGATTGTTATGTTACCCTAGGGAATACTGTAGGGAGGCTTAAGGGTTACAACGTCATTCAGGCTGAGGGTGGCCGTAGGCAAGCCTTTAGGGCACTTGAAGACACGCACATTACGATGTGTTTTAGGACTGATAAGGTTGATCTAAGGGAATGTGAGAAAGAGTTTACTCCTGAGTGGATGCTATTAACAACTAATAGAAAGGAATTGATTAAAGAATGAGTGGTGTAGTTATCGGAGTAGGCGCCGCTGTTGGTGCAGTAATTGGTGGTGGTAGTACATTGTACAGTGCTTCAAAGACTAATCGAAATCAGATTAAGGCTTTTAAGAAGCAGATGTATTACATGCAACTTAATTACAACTACAATCAAGCCGCTCTGAATAGACAAGAGAGATCCCTTTATGACTCTGCAGTTGGCAACCTTTTCAACATGTCGGTGAACGCTTTCCAAAATCAGTCACAAGTTGAGGCGGCTCAGGCTGAATCGGGTGTGGAAGGCAGGACTCAAGATAAACTTGGGCAGGTTATTAGAGGCACGAATCTTAGACAGCAGACTGCTCTAAAGGAAGCCTATGAGGTTGATGTGTGGAACGTTAGGTCTCAAAAGGAGGCTCTCTACATTGAGACTAAGAACGCTGTAGAGCAGGCTAGAGATAACCTATCTAATAGCTTTATTAATGGCTCTAAACTGTATGCACAACTCTTCCAAGGTGTCACTACGGGTGCCGCTTTGGGTGCCGCTACTGCAGGTATTGGTAGTGCCGTTGGTGGTGCACTTGGTGGTGCCGCTTCTTCAGCCGCGGCGTCTACTGCTACGGGTGCTTCTGCAGGCATCGGTGGTGCAGGGGCTGTTAGCACCTCTCTAGGTTCTGGCTTCCTGTCTTCTTATGGTCTCGCGGCTAATAGTGCAGTAGCTGGCGGTGCTACTACTGCCGCTTCTACGGGTCTGTCCTCAGGGGCACTGTTAGGTCTTGGTGGCGCAGGTCTACTTGCATCTACTGGTATGAGTGGTGCATCTTCTAGTGCGTCTATTGCATCCAATACTGGTGGTAACATCCTTGGTAACGTAATGGCTAATTACCAACAGTATAAGCCCTATGTTGACTTCATTCAACAGTGGTCTAATTATTATAATTCTAATGTACTACCTAGAGAACGAGGAGGTTACTTTTACTAATGGCTTATAAGAATAGTGCAGGGGCTTCCTCTGCTAAGCAAGAGTTCTACAATTGGAGCTATCTTAGTCAGGGCATGGCTAAACTAGGGGAAGCTAAGGGTGTTCAGGTTAACATTAAGGATCGCCTTAAGCCCCCTCAGGAAGAAGTTGATTGGCTGTCTACTGTTGCTGAAGGTTTTAAAAAGCTGGGTACTGTAGCGGACGTCTATAAGGAAAAGGCTTTTAAGCAAGCTGATGAGTATCTTCGTACTCACTCCCTTGAGGAGTACCAAGAGGATGTTAAGAACAATAACATTCCCTTCCAGTATGACCCTGTCTCTATGTCTAGACTTAAGTACCAACATGGTAAGTTGGCTTTTAGTCTTGCAGAGCAGGACTTCCAAGATAGAGTAAACAGAAACGAGTTTAACGGAAAGTCCCCTGAAGAAGTCGACGCAGAGTATTTCAAGCATGTTCGTAAGGCCATGGAGGATGTTAGAGACTCCTTTGGGTACGACATTAATGAAGACTCTTGGTTCTCTAAGGGTTTCTATGCAGATAGTCCTGAAAGTAGACAGAAGATTCTATTGCAGAACATCCAGTCTAATAACAAGTGGTCTGTGGAACAGGCTAAACTTGTTGATTTGGCTGATGTTAGGGGTGCTGTTAACGACCTATCTAAGAATGCGGCCTACGTTGTGGGGACTATCCTTGATGTCTTTGATGGGGAGAAGAACCCTAAGCTAGCCCACTATTCTCCTGCAGATAAAGCAACTATGGTCTCTGGACTCCTTGAGGACATTGCAGGTAGAGAGGATGGTGTCTATATCCTACAGCAGTTGGAGAACTGGAAGCCTTACTTTCTTGATGGTAAGAGCTCTGTAAGGGATATGGTAGGTGCTGTTGCTTGGGACAAAGCTCTCAAAACTGCGAGCAATGCCGCATGGAAGGCTGATGCTGAACGTTGGACTTCTCAGGCTCTTAAGGTTGACAGTTGGGTAGCTAATGGTGATACAGGTTCTATCGAGCAGGAGCTTGCTCTTGCAAAGGACAGGGCAGGCGGTGTTGTAAGCGCTGAAGTAGAGTACCTTACTAGATCACTACAAAGTGCTAGGGATCAACAGAGAGCCTTGATTGCTAAGAACACGGCTAATTCAATTGATGCCCTTAAGGAAGAAGGTAGAACACTCAATGCTAATTACTATATTGAGTCCATGCTTAGGGGTCTTCCGACTAATCCTGAGAATGTCGTAGGGACTACTAAAGAGCATATTGACAGAGAGTTTATGTTTGCTGTTCAGGATGGGAGAATCACTGAAAATGACATCCTAGAGATGGCCTGCAATCCAACTGGTGGTTATAACCCTGCATCTAGCTATCTCAGTAAGGTAGGAAACAATGTGGTTAGAGCTATTAAGGCAGATATCCTATCCCTTGAAAACTCCAATGCCGCTAGCATCGAAAAGCCCACTTACCTTGACAAGATGTATAGCTTTTATGTGGCTAACCCTAAGCAGTTTGCTACGGCCTTTGGTGGTATGGGTTCCTATGATATGGACGTTCTCCTTGCAATGATGAATGCAAACCAACTTGGGATGACCTATAATCAATGTGTTAGTGCTCTTAAGCAACAGAAGAAGCTGGGTGAAACTAGGGAAGGTCGACAGGAGCAACAGAGGATCTATGACAATCTAGCCAAGGATGCTAAGGGAGATTTGTACTCTCAGGGATACATGGTTAATAGGACTTATGCTTACATGAATGTTGGCATGTCTAGAAAGGATGCTATGGATAGAGCAAGAGAGGATCTTGACAAAGAAACTATTTCTATTGATGACTCTAGGATCCCTGCAAAGCTCTTCATGATTAAAGGTGTCAGACCTGAGGCTACTAGGGATTGGTTTGAGGAAGAAGTAACCAATAAAATCAAAACCCTTAAGAAGGACGCAAAAGAAGGTGTCATTAAAGGGTACAACCCTATGACGGATTCTTTTGAAGTTGTTGACGCAGACACTAGGTCTCTACTGGCTAGATGGGATAGAAAGAGTATTCATGAGGGATTTATGAAGTATATTGATGAACAATCTAGAACTAAGGTTGAGCCTCTTGGTGTTGTTGATAAGCTAGTCAGAAAGACTGTCCATAACGTCAAGGGTTATACAGAATACCTTAATAAGGAGGACTAATGCCTATCTTTCCCGATGCTTCTCCAGAAGATCTTGGGTGGAAAACCGTTAACCCCGGTCTTTATTTTACAGATAAGTTTGTCGTCGCTAGAGGCCTCACAGGTGCTGAAGAAAAGGAATATGAAGAAGCACATAAGAAGCCAAAGCCTGAAGTTGGTTTTGTAGGAGGTCTTACTAATGAGTGGGGTTCCGTAGAGCTTAGAAAGGCTTACGGATATGAGGAGGGCCTTGCCAAAAACACCTATGTTCCAACTGATGAAGAGCGTTGGGATGCTCTTAAGAAACTTGGCTATAATCTAGATAGATATAGAGCAGTCCTCAAGGGTGCATCCTCCAGTGAGGACTTTAAGAGTAACCTTGAAGTAATTAAAAGCGTACAGGAGTATAGAGATGCTCAGGGACAAGCAGGTCTTTGGGACAATCTTGTATCTGGCACTGGTGCTATGTTTGGTGATCCTCTTACCGCATTGCCTGTTTTTGGCTCTAGTAGCGCTATTGGTAGGATTGGATACGGCGCCGTAATGGGTGTTGCCTCTGGACAGATCAATAACTATTCATCTGGTGACGACAATGATGCTCTTATGGATATGGCCACTGGTATGGCTTTTGGCGCATCCATTGAGGGAATCGCTAGAGCAACTAAGTTTAAGGATGATGCTACTAAGCTAGGGGATGCGTCTAGGCGTGCACGAATGTACTCTGAAAAGATTGCCTCAGGTGCCAAGGACGTCTTTAAGAAGACTGGCATTCCTGAGGCTATTGAGAAGACACAGATTCATAAGGCATTCAATAGTGCTCTTAAGAACCTTGAGGGGAAACTCCCTACAATTACTGTTCAAGGCGCCATTGATAAAGTAAAAACTGATGGTAGTGCTGGCAAAGCTGTAAGAAAGATTTGGGACTCTCTAGGTAAGACTGAGAGAGGCGATAGGACTACTTTCAAACAGTTCAATAATGCTGAGACTACTCGCACCGCTGAGGAAGCTAGAGACTTCTATAGAAAGAATGGTGAGCGAGATGTAGACATCGTAGCAGACGACATCCTCAAACTCCTTGATTCGACCAGAATGGATCGTGACGATCTTGATGAAATGATTCGTAGACGAAGAGACGGTTATACAACCGATCTTGACGGTAATGAATTGTTTGAAGAGATCGTTGAGCGAATGGGTGCATTCTACGGTAAGTGGGGTGACATGGCTCAATCTAGGGGTATGATTGGTGAGACGGATGCTATGAGGAAACTTAAGGCAACTGGTGACATCGAATATGGTAAGCCCCTTGCTAGATCCGCTGTGTCTAATGATAAGTTTGAAAGCCACTGGCTTAGCAAGAACAAGGTGTCTGACTTCCTCAACACCTTTACAGGCTCCTATGGGGAGAAAGTAAATAAAGCACGGGCACGTGTCTACAAGCTACTCCTTAGAACTCTTGAGGATCCTGAGTACACTAAGCTCCTTAGGGCTAGATATGAAGAAGAACTGGTGGCTAAGGCTAAGGATACTCCTGCCAAGGACACTAAGGTTAAGGTGTCCACCGATCAGGAGGATTTTACTGCTTGGGTTAAAAAGAAGGCTTGGGACGATTCCTTGGGCTATGTGGATCAATCAGAGGCCATCAAAAAGGGTCTTATGAATGACCCTAAGGGTGAAGGCATGCCTCACAACTACCAACACGAACGAACCCCTTGGAAATTCACTATTAAGGATAATGATGGGTTCTCTGTTAGTAGGCTTCAGACAAACATTGTAGAAACCATGAACGGATACAACATGCGTATATCTGGTGACATGGGCCTCAATGACGCCTTTGGGGTTAAGAGCTTCAAGGAGTTCTCCGACATCATGGATAAGCAACTAGGGGAGTACATTAAGGAGACCTCTGTTGACGAGCGAGATCTTCAGGCTAAGGCTTTTAGGGCTTACCTATCGGACTACTATGGTAGATCAGGTATGGATAACGAAGATGCTTCTTCTTGGGGTAATGCAGTTGCGGACGCTCTTAGGTACTTTACACTATTCACTCATAATGCCTTTATGGGTGCCCTTAATCACTTTGAGATCGCTGAGGGTATTAAAGAGTTTGGTGCTTCGTTCTTCTTTAAGTCCATTCCGGGTATGCCTGACAAGATCAAGGATTGGTCTAAGGGTGGTATGACTAAGCAGGAAAGGGATGAGTTCCGAGACATGGCCTTCGGTAAGGAGGTTAGAGTAAGAGGAGCTTGGACTGAGATCTACGATAGAAACCTAGATAAGTTTGGTGGCGATAAGTATAAGGCTAGATTGGTTGCGGGTACTCAATGGCTCGCTACTAATTCCCCTTTTACTAAGTATCTCAATAAGTCCCAAGATACCATTGTGTCTACAACTCAGGATATCTTTATTGGACAATTTGCTAGACATGCTCATGGTATGAAAGGGAAGGTTGCCTTCCTAGATGGTAAGACCCTTAATAGGCTCAATATCAATACTAAGGACTTTGCTGATTTCACTAAGGCTTTTAAGGAGGCTACTGAGGTCGACAAATTTGGTAGGATCAGAGTAAATCCTGATGTGTATGACTCGATTATTGCAAACGATGTAAAGAGCATGACCATCATGCGTAGACTAGGAGACTATGTTGCCTCTGAGGTTATCCAGAGACAGAGTCTCACTGATGCCTATATGTGGAGAGGCTCTACGAATTCTCCAATTCTTGGTTTGCTTACTCAGTTTAAGAGCTTTGCTATTAGATCTTATAACAAGAGATTGGCTAAGAGTGCCCTTAGGTTTGAAGAGGGGGATGCCGCAGGTCAAGCTATGACTTGGCTTACCTCGGGTGCCCTTGGTACCTTGTCTACTCTTGGTCAGACCTTTGCTACTGCTTCGGGTATGAATGATGAGCAGAGGGAGAAGTATTATGAACGAGTGTTCGGTGTCTCCGATTTAAGTGATTCAGATTGGACTACTATCCTGAATGTTGGCATTAACGGTATGAGTAGGTCTAGTATTCTAGCTATGCCTGCTATGCTTGCTTCTCTTGCAGGGTTTAATACTGGCATTAAGTCCACTGCAGATCAAGGCTATATCCTAGATGAAGAGGCTGAGCACTTGAATTTCAATAGCTTGCTTGCAAACATTCCTGCGGCTCAAACTATTACAGGTCTCTATAATCTTCAGGCGGACACTAGAAACCTGTTTAATGCAGGAGTCCTAAATGAAGATGACTATACAGAAGGTGATAGAGAGAGATATGCAAAGTCTTTCGGCAGAAGTTTGAAAGCTGTAACTCCGAATGCACCCTTTATTCAGCAATCTTTGATTAACTACATTACAGATCAAGAAGATAATTAACTAAATGGCTTCTACTATTGCTAACTATCAGGGCAATGGGTCTACTACAGACTTCAATGTGCCCTTTGATTATCTAGCAAAGAAGTTTGTGAAGGTCGCCGTAGACTCCCGAGAGAAACTTGGGGGTGACTACGGTGACACCACTAAAGACTACTTCTTTGTAGATAAGACTACCATTAGATTCAATACAGCTCCCACTAGTGGTGCTGAAATTATTATTCGCAGATATACGTCTGCTACTGACCGTATTGTGTCCTTTAAGGACGCTTCGGTACTCAAGGCTAAAGACCTTGATGTGTCTACCATTCAGACTATTCATATTGCTGAAGAAGGCAGAGACATCATCAATGACGCACTCATTGTAGACAAGGAAGGTAATTGGGACGCTAGGGGGCACCGCATTGTGAATGTTGGTGATCCTGTAGCTGACTCTGATGCTGTAACCTATGGTGTCTATAAGACTGACGCTATGGGTGCCTATCAGGCTAAGCTAAAGGCTGAAGCCGCTAGGGATGCCGCTAAGGTCTCTGAGACGAACGCTAAGGCTTCTGAAGTTAATGCTAAGGAGTCTGAAGTCACCGCAAAGGCTTCTGCGGGTACTGCAGTATCTGCGGCTAAGCATGCTGATGCTGTCAAGACAGAAAACCAAGCAATCCTTGAAGAGGCTCGACAGCTACAAACCAATATTGAAGCCTCTGAGAGGAATGCTTATGACAATGCTGTAATTGCTACTCAAAAGTCTGATGAAGCTAAGGTGTCTGAGAGGAACGCTAAGGTCTCTGAGGTGAACGCTAAGGCTTCTGAGGTGAGTGCTTCTGATAGTGCCTCCTTGGCTAAGGATTGGGCTACAAAGACTACTGGTACTGTCGATGGCTCTGAGTATTCTGCAAAGCACTATGCTAATAAGGCTAAGGACAATGCTGATGCAAGTAACGCTACCCTTGCAGAAGTCAAGACTGAAGGTGCCAAACAGTTAAAATCAATCACTGATACCTCAACCGCTGAAATTAGTAAAATCACTAGTGAAGGGGAAAGGCAGGTTACTAGAGTTACTACTACAGGTAACCAACAGGTATCTGCAGTTACCACTGAGGGCACTAAACAGGTTAACCTAGCGAAGGCTCAGGTTGCCTTGGCTGTCCAAGAGGTAACTAAGGCTAAGGAGCAGGTTAGTCTCGCTACTCAACAGGCTACTCTAGCTACGACTAAGGCTACTGAGGCTGAGGATAGCGCTACTGGTGCTTCCCAGTCTGCTACTGCGGCTAGTGCCAGTGCTAAGAATGCTAGCGCCTCTGCAGGTACTGCTACGACTCAGGCTACTGCGGCTAGCAATAGTGCTAAGGCGGCTAAGCTCTCTGAAGATAATGCGGCTCTCTCTAAGACTGCGGCAGGTGCATCTGAGGCTAACGCTAAGGCTTCTGAAGTCGAAGCTAAGAAGCAAGCAGATCTTGCTAAGGATTATGCTGAAGATGCGGCTTCTGGACAGCTAAATGCTGACTGGGAAGCTACTGATCCTAAGTCTAAGGCATTCATCAAGAACAAGCCTACGCTAGGTGCCCTTGCATCTAAGGACAGCATTGCGTATAGCGAGATCACTGGTACTCCTCCTGAGCAAGATCTTAGTGGTCTTGCTACTAAGAATGAGCTTCAGACGGGTCTTGCTGGTAAGGCTAACACTAAACATACGCATACTAGTGCTGATGTTACTGATCTTAATGTGACGATCAGTAATGCTCTTAAGCCGTATGCTACTACGAATACGGTGAACGCTGAGCTTGCTAAGAAGGCCAACGAAACCCACACTCATCCGATTAGCCAGATTACTAATCTTCAGGCTTCCCTTGACGCTAAGACTAATGATGCTACACTTCAGGTAGACCTTACGGCTATCCGTGAGAGCATCACTAATGTGTCTTCTAAGGTTGACGGTATTGGCGATACTCTGTCTCCTACGTATGCCAAGAAACAAGGTATCCTTGATGCCTGTGATAAGGCTCTAAATGGTGCTAATCCTGTCCATGCGGGAAATCCCACGCTTGATGAGATTAAGTCAGCACTAGCTACCATTCAGGCTCAATTGGGTCAGTTGGAGAGTAGAAGGTATGTTAAGGAGACTGGTAAGAGTTCTGACGGTAACTCTTGGTATCGTAAGTGGTCTGATGGATGGATTGAACAGGGTGGTATTGCACAATCGGCCAGAGGTGCAACGAGTAGAACCATTAAATTATGTACCACTTTTTCTTCAAGTAATTACTTTGTCGTGGTTCAAAGCTACACTGGCGGGTCACCTGATATTAAACAGAACAATTTCCATGTTACAGAAAAGAGCCTCTCTAGTTTCTCAACTAGAGCCAACTGCGACGAAAATGTTGCTGGCTTGTGGTATGCCTGTGGTTACTAAAGGATAAACAATGGAAGATCAAGAATTTATTAATCAACTAGCTGAGAAGCTAAGTAAACTCGGTACTGTAAGGCCTTTAGGTTTCCACTATCTTCACCCCTACGGAACAGTGCCTGCTGACTCTATTATTTGTAATGGAGCTACGTATTCTAGAGCTTTGTACAAAGACTTCTTTGATTACATTACGACTCAAGGGTGGGTGAAGACTGAAGCTGAATGGCAAGAGATTGCTACGAGAGACAATGGATTCTGTCCGTTCTACTCTTCGGGTGATGGTAGTACGAACTTTAGGACTCCTAAGTTTGCTCCTTATCAGCAGATTGCTATGAAGGTTGCTAAGGATACTGCTTATCATCAAACAGGGTTGCCGAATATTACTGGTAGAGTTTACGACAAATCTGGGAATAATTCCCCCGCGTGGACTATTAACCCAGAAAGTACAGTAACCTCGGGTGCTTTTAGGATTGGGACAGATGGAGGATACACTTGGGCAGGTACTTCACAAAGCAATATATATGCAAAGGACTTTACCTTTGATGCTTCGCGTTCCAACACAATCTATGGTGCATCTGACACTGTCCAATCCGAGAATCACGAATGGGTCATGTGTGTAGTAGCCTACGGTATTGCTACTAATGTAGGTTCTGTGGATATGGCCGATGTTTTGACGACCGTTGCCCAAGTTCAGGCCTATCTTGGAACGGCTGTAAAAAGCGTTAACGGTCAAAAGCCCAATAACGCTGGTAACGTAACTATAGAAGTAAAAAGCGCCTTGCCGAATTATTCGTCTTATGTTCAAGTTTCAAAAGACGCTTTCACTCCGACTGAAGACGGCTGGCTGAGGTTAGAAAACATGAGTAATGGTGACTATACGGGCGGTAAAGTCATACACAAAGCCAGCGGCGCACTACTTTTTGAGTTCTATCAAAACAGATATCCTGGGAAGGCTACAGGAATTCTTCCTGTACTGGCTGGAGAAACATATACCGTTTCAAACACCGGCAATGTCTACTTCCATCCGATGAGGTGATAAATATGATTTGTCGTTATAAAATTCACGACCAAGAAACGAACGAAGTTCTTATCGCCGTAGGCGACAACATCCAATTTTTCGAATCTATGGGCTATACGGAGGTTGGTGAGGTTGAACGAGCCTACGACGGACGGTATTTCGTAGCGGGGCATGCACCTATGATGCCTCAAGAAGAGGTTGTAACTCAGGTACGGGCGGAGCGAGACAGAAGGCTCACAGAAACTGACTGGTACATGATGCCTGACTATCCTGCTGATCCTGAGACTCTTGAGGTCGTTAAGAACTACAGAAAGGCTCTTAGGGATATCACTCTTCAGAGTGGTTTCCCTAGAGACGTTGAGTGGCCTGTGATGCCCAAAGTGTTCAGTGGGAACACTGAAGGTACTCCGAGCATCGGACTGGCTAAAGTGGGGATCCCATAAGGTTCTCGTTTAGATTACCTATAGTGCCACGAGAGGTGCACTCTAAATTACCTCTCAGAATGCTAGACTTTTCAGTAGCTATAGCCTCAGAGCATTCTAGTTTAACTTAATCTACTAAACCATTAACACTAGCTTTATGCTAGAAAGGAATATATTATGGAGAAATACAAAGATGATTGACGCTAAATGGGAAGATAATGTTTTTATGATGGCTAAGCATAAACTTCTTGAAGCTATTGAGAAGCATAACAAGGAATCTTACCATACTGAGGGAGACATCCGAGCCTATAAGGATGCCCTAAAGGCTTTGTACTACCTCATTAGCATTGAGAAGAGCAAGTAATTCGGGTGTTTCAGTAGTCCTAAAGGACTTACGCACAGTAATTACCACAGGACTACTGAACCTATCTAACAGACTAAGTAAATGAATATTCAAGTTTATTGGGATGGCAATGTAGGTGCCTGTGAGTATGAGAACCGTAAGGCATTCTTTACAACGAAACCTAACATTCCTAAGGTTACCTTTGATGTCATCGTGTATAGCGAAGACAACAACGTAACTAAGAAGATTTATGCCAATATCACTAGTGAGCTTACTTCTGAGGAAGTTACTGCCATAAAGCAGTTTGCTAAGGCACAGTTCACGGATAAGAGCAACACTAATTAAATAACTAAATACACTATGGAACTGGAAGTAATTAAGAAAGATGGTACCCACGAAGGCTGGGATTGGGATAAGATTGAAGTAGCTATTCATAAGGCCGCCCAGAGGGCTAATGCTACGTACTCTGAGTATGACATTGGTAAGATTAGGGGCTATATCGAGAGCATTGTCTACATCAACTATGCTGAGGTGCCTACTGAAAAGCTACACGCTATTGTCATTGAAGCTCTTTGTAAGTACGCACCGAAGATCGGAGAATCTTATAAGGAGTTTAGAGACTATAAGAACACCTACGCTAAGGCTTTCGAAGCTGTTAAGAATGAGGCAGACACTGTCCTCCTTTTGGGAGACAAGGAAAACGCCAACTTCGATAGTTCCCTTGTGTCTACCAAAGGCTCCCTCATTAAGGGCTATCTGACTAAGCAACTGTATAAGCAGTTCTACCTTACTAAGGAAGAGAAAGAGGCTACTAAGGTCGGTAAGTATTACATTCATGACCTTCGAGACATGATCTTTGGATCCATCAACTGCTGTCTCTTTGACATGGCTACTGTTCTGAAGGGTGGCTTTAGCATGTCCAATGTCACCTATACGGAGCCTACGAGTGTCCTTAGCGCCCTTCAGGTGATCGGTGACATCACCCTTGTAGCTACTGCACAGCAGTTCGGTGGGTTCACTATCCCTCAGATTGACAAGACGCTTCTCCCGTATGCTAAGAAAACGTATGACCATGCGTTTAAGAAATACTTTGACCAGTGCAATATGGAGTTCGATGAAGCGTGCGCAATGGCTATGCAAGATCTCAAGCGTGAGCTTGGGCAGGGCTTCCAGTCTCTTGAACTGAAGCTCAATACTGTTCCGTGTTCCCGTGGTGACTTTGCATTCACTACGCTTACGTTTGGTGAGTGGAGCAATGATCTCTGTGAGGATGACAAAGCGTTTCTTGAGATGATTTGTGAGACTATCCTTGATACCCGCATGAAGGGACATGGAGGTAAACAGGTTGTGTTCCCTAAGCTCGTGTATCTCTATGATTGGGAACAACATGGCAGTGATGAGCACGCTTATGTGTTCGAGAAGGCTGTTGAATGTTCCAGTAAGTGCATGTACCCTGATTTTCTAGCTATTAACGCTCCTCATGGCACTGTGTCTGAAACCTACAGAGCGTCTAATAAGCAGTGTGTGATCCACCCGATGGGATGCAGGGCGTACCTCACTCCTTGGAAGGATCCTGAGACTAACGAGTATGTGTCTGTTGGTCGATGCAACATTGGCGCGGTGTCTCTCAACCTCCCGTTGATCTTTAAGGCATCTAAGGGTAACTTCTGGGAAGAGCTTATGGTGAACCTTGAACAGATTCGAGGATTCCTTAAGCGTCGCTATGATATGATTAAGCATGCTAAGGCCAGTACGAATCCTATGGCATTCTGTCAGGGAGGTTTCTATAATGGCTTCCTTAAGCCTGAAGATGAGGTAGGTGAGCTTACCAAGTATATGACAGCATCTTTTGGAATCTCTGCCTTGAATGAGTTTGCTATTCTCTTTACTGGCGGTAAGGATCTTCAGACTCCTGAGGGACAGAAGGCGGCTAAGGATGTCGTTAAGTTCATCTATGATACAGTGCAGAAGTTTAAGAAGGAAGACGGATACCTCTATGCACTCTATGGTACCCCTGCAGAGTCCCTTTGTGGCACTCAGATGACTCAGTACCATGAGTATTGTGCAAAGAATAACCTTAAGGATGAATTTGAAGGTAAAGCCTACTTCACCAATTCCTTCCATATCCACGTGTCTGCCGACATTACTCCCTTTGAAAAGCAGGATCTTGAGTTTGAGCTTTTCCATCTTATCGAAGGTGGGCACATTTGCTATGTACGAGTTGATAATCCTAGCAACGTCTCTGCAGTTAAAGCCCTTATTGAAAGAGGTATGTCAATGGGTTTCTACCAAGGTGTTAACTTTGATGCGGCTTACTGTGAGGATTGTCACCAACATAGCTTTAATGTGGGCAATACGTGCCCCCATTGTGGTTCTCACAACCTCTCTATTATTTCTCGTGTTTGTGGGTACTTGGGTTACAGTAATGTCAATGGAAACTCTAGAATGAATGATGCTAAAATGGCAGAAATTAGAGACAGGAAGAGTATGTAATGCGTAAGATTAAAGACTTTGAAAACTACCTTATAGATGAGAACGGTAATGTGTATTCGCTGATTACACATAAAGCTATTACCCCTTATTGCAAGAGAGGCTATCTTAGAGTAAGACTCAACAAGGATGGTAAGCGTTATGACATCGGTGTTCATAGGCTTGTGGCCCTTACGTACCTTGAAGACTCCTTTGAAGAAGGTCTTGAGGTTAACCATAAGGACGCTAATAGGAAGAACAACAAAGTGGATAACCTTGAATGGGTCACCCATGAGGAGAATGTGAGGCTTGCTCGCAATGCCCCTATCACTGTCGAATATCCTGATGGTACCATTGTAACCTATCCCTCACGAATTGCTTTTGCAAAGGTGCTTTGGGGAGAAGACACCTCAATGCACAACAATCTACCTAAGTATTACGAATCTGGGCGAATCCCTAAATACGGCATTCGCATTTTGGAGATGTAAAAGAGGATAAAGAATAAAATGAAGAATACTATGAAAGCTAAACCCAAAGAGCTTATCGGAAATCTCCAGAAGGAACTTTCGAACTGGTTTATGAAGACGCATTATAGAAATGACCAAGGGAAGGACTCCCTGTTATCCAAGGATTACGCAATCCTGTATAGCAAGTGTATTGCCGAAGAGTTCAAGGAATTTCTTTGGGAGCGTTCTGGTACCCCTAACGAAATGAAGGAGCTGTGCGACCTTATCTGGGTATGTGTTCAGTATGCTAATGCTCGTGGTTACGACCTTGAAGCAGGTATGAATGAACTGCTTAAGGAGTATTCCAGTAAGTTCTATGACAGTGATGGTAACTACAATCCTCAGTTCAGAGAAGACGGTAAGCTCCTAAAGGGAACTGGGTTCAAGAAAGCTAACTTTGAGCAGTTCTTTGAGGAATGAGCGCCCTTGATGAGGAATCTGGTAACCTAGCAGAGAACATAGCACAGGTAGCTCCTTCATTGGCAGTATCTAGTGCTGTGATTCTCGGGTTACCTCTTAGCGATTGGGTGTACGTCATCACAATTATCTATACTTTTGTAGGTATCTGCACAATGATTAAAAAGCATTGGGTAGAACCTTGGTTAGAAAAGAGAAGAAAGGAAAAGAACAATGGACTATAAAGGACTTGAGAGCCTCCTAGGCAACATCCATGAGGAGATGCTCCATAACATGCTTAATGACCTCAGGAACCCCGATAAGAGGTCTCCACAGCTCTATAATGCAATCATTAAGGAGCTTGAACGTAATGGCATTGACTGTGTCCCTAAGGCTGGAGAGGGTGAAGAGAATGCACTTAGTAAGCTCCTGAAGGCTACTAAGGAGAACTTCGAGAATTCCTATAGGGGAGACATGAGTGTTAACTGAGAAAGAAGCTAAAGCTCTACTCCCCTACTATGAGAACTTCCCACTCTTTACCTCTTTGGTTTGGAAGTCGATCGGTTTGCCTTCTCCTACCACACTGCAGGTAGACATCGCAAAGCTACTCCAGAACCCTCCTAGTGACCGTATGATCCTTATGGGTTTCCGTGGTGTAGCTAAATCCTTTATTACGTGTGCATACGTTGTCTGGAGTCTCTGGAGAGATCCACAGACTAAGATCATGGTGGTGTCTGCCAACAAAGAACGAGCAGACGCTAACGCTACGTTTATTAAGAAAATCATCAATGAATTGCCCTTTCTGAGCCACCTAAAGGCTAGAGAAGGTCAAAGAGATACTCAGAACCTTTTTGATGTGGGCCCTGCCCTGCCCGACCATTCACCTTCAGTTAAGTCTGTGGGTATTAAGGGCCAACTAACGGGTTCCCGTGCAGACATCATTGTCGCAGACGATAAACTTTAACCATGTCGTCTTTAAACCCCTTAAATTCGGTGGAACTCAGTCCTAACTAGGAAAGACAATACCGAGCCGAGCTATTTAGCAGGTGTAACGACTATTATGTAGGGTCAAGTGACTCGAAAAATGGGGATACCTTTTGGTATAAGATATAGTCTGGTCTTCATAGAGATATGAAGCATCGTCAATTATAAGGAACATAACTATGTACGAAATTAACAAAACTTACGAAACTCCTAAGGGTCTTGTCAAGATCCTGTCTAGAACTAAGAAGCAGAAACTTCCTAATGGTAAAGTTAAGCATCCTAGGGCTGTCATCCAGTTTGTTAAAACTGGTACAGTCATTGATGTTCAGACTTGCAACATTAAAGCAGGAAAGTTTGAAGACTTTATGGAACCTACGGTCTATGGTGTAGGGTTCCTTGGGTCTCCTATTAGAATCCCTGCTAGAGGCTCTAATAGTATCATCCGCAAGATCTATGACCTGTGGTCTAACATGCTTAAGAGAGCTTATGGTAACTACAAAACTAGCTATGTAGGCTGTAAGGTAGATCCTAGGTGGCATAATTTTACTACCTTCTTGAATACTATTCACGAGGTAGAAGGCTATGAAGAATGGGAAAAGGACTCTAGCATGCACCTTGATAAGGACATCAAGAAGGGCAACTGCGGACTCTACTCTAGGGATCATTGTAAGTTTGTTACTGCTACTGAAAACGCAAAAGACTCAAATAAAAGACGATGGGGTAAGACTAACGACCTTACCTTAACATAAAGGTGGAAGTTCCATCTAACTCCTTCACTCAGGTTCTTAGAGACCAGTTGTTTGAACTCGTCAAAGAGTTCGACGCTGTCCTAAAGCCTGGTGAAGGTAAAAAGATCATCTATCTGGGCACCCCTCAGAATGAAATGAGCCTCTATAACGAGCTACAGGAGCGCGGATACACGGCTGTAATCTATCCTGCTAGGTACCCCTATGATGACTCTCATAGAGCCTCCTATGGCGATAGATTGGCCTCTATCATTGCTGACAAGTACGACAAGGATCCTAAGCGTTGGGCAGGTAAGCCTACAGACCCCCTTAGGTTCTCTGAAGAAGATCTACAGAAGCGTGAACTATCTTATCGTAAGGCAGGCTTCGCTCTGCAGTTCATGCTTGATACGACACTCTCAGACGCCGATAAATACCCTCTACGGCTTCGTGACCTCATCGTAGGTATGTTCCCCTTAGACGAGGCCCCAATGAAGCTCACGTGGCTCCCTGAGCCTTCTAAGAGGGTTCCAGTTGATGAGTGTCCTCCGATGGGTCTTAAGGGAGATTCTTACTTCTACTATCATGCTTCATCCAATGAAGTAGTCCCTTATACACATAAGATCCTATGTGTTGACCCGTCTGGACGTGGTGAACTGTCTTGCCTCGTCCTTAAATAAAACCCTTAAATTCGGTGAACGTCTCTAAGAGATAATACCGAGCCAAGCCTAATTTAGGAAGGTGTAACGACTATTATGTACCGCTAAGTGTTAGTGGGAAACAGGGGTGAAAAAGATATAGTCTGGACTTATGGGCGACCATAAGAAAGTAATTAACAACTACTAAACATAAATATGAAAATCAACAACTTTAGAGCTAAAACCCGTTTGTACAAAGTGTACCACATCCATGAAAAAGGCAATAACGACCTGTCAAGTGGATATGTAGGCGTTACTAGAAGATCTTTGAGTTATAGACTCTCACAACACTTCTGCTCAAAGCGTCCTGTAGGAGAAATCCTTAGGAATCTTGGTAGAGAGAATGTTGAGATAACTCTTATTAAGATGCTCCCTAAAGCTGAGGCTCTTAACATGGAATATGTGTTGAGACCTGAGCTAAATATGGGTTGGAACCGCAGGGCAGGTGGTGATGTCGCTACCGTTAGATGCCCCGTGTGTGGCAAGCCTATGCCTAAACGTAGAACGGGTACTGTATGTAGAGAGTGCTTTGATACTAGGTTTAAGAAAGGGGATATGCCCAATAACTACGGTACTGGCAAGCGTTATCTTATTACAGACCCCGATGGTAACACTTACACCCCAGAATCTCTTGTGGAGTTCTGTAGGGAACATGAGCTTACGCCTCAGAACCTTCGTAAGGTAGCTAAGGGAACCCGTAAGCATCATAAAGGGTGGAAAGCTGTTGAAATTTCATAGATAATCGAAAGACGAAACAGGTTATGCTGTCTTGTATTACCTTAACGGCTACATCTACGTCATGGAAGTAGGCGGTCTTTTAGGAGGCTACTCTGATGTAGTCCTCAATAAGCTAGCTAAGGTAGCTAAGAAGTACAAAGTCAATGAAGTGGTCATTGAAGGCAATTTTGGCGACGGGATGTACCTTAAGCTCTTTGAACCTGTCCTAAAGAAAACCTATAGTAACTGCGGGGTTACTGAAGTAAAATCTACAGGACAAAAAGAACTGCGTATCATTGACACTCTTGAACCTGTAATCTCTAATCATAAAATGTGTGTCACCCCTGAGTGTATCAGGAATGACTACTCTACCGTACCTGAATCTGACTACAAATATGCTTGTTTCTATCAGCTCACTCGTATCACTGTTGATAGGGGTTCCCTTATTCATGATGACCGTCTGGATGCTCTGGCAATCGGAGTTAAATACCTTGTGGACTTCATGGGCGTAGATGCTGATGAAGGTATTAACGAACTAACCGAAGAATGGCTAGAGGAGTCTATGGAGTCCCTGTATGGATTCTATACGTCCAATATCGGAGGTGTAATGGTAACTGAAGATAGACACAGCCCTAAAGGTACCTCTAAGGGTGTAGACAGATATAAAGATAAAGGCTATACATTCAAGAAGTGATAACTGAAATATGCTTTATTAGTATTGAACAGTTGTTCAGTAAATAATAAAGACAATGTAATAGAGAAAACAGGGTATTTCAGAATAAAATCCATACTCCTAGGGGGGGCTAGGAAAGACATATATAGATATACATATAGGTCTTTTCTAGCCCCCCCTTTTTGTTAGAAATGAAAGTATCAGAAGTAAAAGGTATCAGTGATGATGGAGTCTTAAGAAAATCCTTAGGGTACCTATAGACCCTTATGGGAGTCCATAGACCCTTATGGGAATCCATAGACCCTTATGGGAATCCTTAGGTGCCTATAGACCCTTATGGGAATGACCTTAATGAACAATACCAACAACACTAAAAATAAAGTATTCATCACCATCAAAATCATCATTATCATCATCCTCTTTATAATGTCTTTGTTTAACGGGGATGTGACTACTGTTGATGCTCTCCTACGTACTCTTGTTGCTAGTTTGTGATTACTTCCAGTTCCCCCTTGGGTTCCCTTAATGGGTTCCTGAGGGGTTTTATTTAAAGTTATCCACAGGTTATCCACAGCTAGCCTAGCTAGCACAGGGTTGTCCACAGCTAGCCTAGCTAGCACAGAGTTATCCACAGCTAGGATACTAGCACAGGTATAACCACAGGTAACTAAGGGGGGATCATAAAAATTGACAAAATTTGTGAACCCTCACTTAAGGAGTTCACGTGCGTGGGTGCCCCCGTGGGGGTGCCTGCAGGTGCCTTCTGGTGCCCGCTGTCTCCTTTGGGGTCTTTGATTATACCACAGATTCAAAGGGCTGTCAAGGGGATTTGTCCTAATGGGGTTTGTCTCTATTGACATCCTTAGGGTACTTGTGGTAAACTATTTATTTATCAGTGTTTTTTCAAGTTATCCACAGGTTATCCACAGGTTATCCACAGCTAGCACAGGGTTGTCCACAGCTAGCGACAGCTAGCACAGGG